AAGAAAGCTATGACAGATGCTGTGACAAAAGCATTTAGTCATCTAGGATTATCAGCAGATGTATTCATGGGTAAATTTGATAGCTCTAAATACATTGATGAATTATATAAAGAGTTTAATATTAAATCTCATAAGGAGGTGTAATGAATTATAAAGATAAATTTAAAACACCTCAAGTATACGAAAAATCTTTTGTTGTTTATTCTTATGATGAAGATTTAACAATAGAAGATATTAATAAAGTACTTAAAGATATGAATGTATCTGCAAGAGAATTAACAGATGATGAAGTAATCTATCAAATATAGGAGGTAAAAAATGATAAATGAAGTAACACTAATAGGCAGACTAGGAGCTGATGCTGAAATAAAAGAAACCAGCAAAGGTGATAAGTATGCAAGGTTATCTTTAGCTACTAACCAAAAATATAAGAAGGGTGATGAGTGGCAAGAGAAAACTGAATGGCATAAGATAGTTGTCTTTGACCCTATGTTAGCAGCAACATTAGAAAGAGTAGGGAAAAAAGGTGAGATGTTTTATATCAAAGGAGAAATTACTACTCGTAGCTTTGAAGCAGACACAGGTACAAAATGGATAACAGAAATTAATGTACCTAGGTTTAGAGGAGTAGTAAAAAGAATAGGTCTTGGTGGTGGAGCTAGTGGTGATACTGCAACACAAACAGTATCACCATCTAACAACAGTACCCAAGAAGAAGTAGAAGATATACCTTTTTAATATGGGTAGAAGTCAAAAACAAAAAGGTTATCGTGTAGAACGAAAGCTAGTCCATATGTTTGAACATGAGGGAATCTCAGCTAGAAGGCAACCAATGAGTGGAGCTATAGTTGGATTCCCACATGACCTAGTAGTAGATATACTTGGTGGTTCATCAGTTGAAGCTAAAGCTAGAGCTAATGGTGAAGGATTTAAAACTATTCAAAGATGGAAAGGTAATGCAGAAATATTAATATTAGTAGAGGATAGACAACTACCTACTATAGTATTAGATTGGAAATACTTTATTCATTTAGTTAAAGGAGAAGCACATGAAACTAAAGACAAAGATAAAGCATTGTCTAAAAAAATTAAATCGCAGAGCTTTAAGAGAACCAAAGACAAGAGAACAGATTAAAATTAGATTATTATGGGATAGAGTATCTTATATATGGAGAAAGAGATATGAATAAAGTACATAAACTAAATCTTAAACTTATAAAACCTAGGAATAAAAGGGATAACATTAAATTTTATACTTGTGATTCATGTGGAAAAAAATATCATCAAGATTTAATGATTAGTTATTTACCTACAAACTATGGATATTATAAAGATGATTCTACTCATCATTGTATCAGATGTTACAATGGAAAGTTTTGACAAATCAGTATTCAGGAAATAAGTATATAATTACTTGTTTCCTTGAGCAAGTTAAAGGGTAGCGACAGTAGGTTTCCTTCTCCGTACCTACTGCTACCCTACTAAATAAGAAAAACCCTCTCAGGAGGCAAATATGGAGGTTTAAATGAATAGTTTTGATAAACAAATAGGTGGTAACCACTACTTAGGGTGGAAAATACAGCCAATGGAGTTCTTTATAGCTAATAAAATACCTAAAGCCGAAGGAGATATAATACAATATCTCCTACGACAGAAGGGAAATAGAAAAGAAGACTTAGAAAAAGCTAAGCATATAATAGATATGCTTATTGAAAGCTTGGACCATGAACCCAACCAACCATAGCTAGTCTAGTTCCTTTAGTTATTTTTGTTACTTGATGCCAAGCATAACTAGGAAATAAAATTAAAGTTCCTTTCTCTCTACTCTTTTCATCAAAGTTATGTCCAAAAAATTCTAAATTACCACCCTCATATTCAGATGAATTAGAAAGTTGTAATGAAAAACCAAGTTTTCTAGTTGGTTCACTATGTGTAAAATCATAATGCCAATCAAATTTACCACCAACACTATACTTAAATACTGATGGATGGTCAGTTATTAAATTAAAACCAGTAACATCAAAGTTCCACCAATCTCTATTAAGTTCAGATACTACATTAGATATTTGTGTATATGGAAAACCATCTTTGTCAGGAATTAAAGTTTGTTCCTCATTGATTCTTATATCAGATTTATAACGACCTGAATCACCAGTTTCTACTTCAGCTTTATTCCACTTATCACTTAATAAACTTTTAATTCTATTAATATGTTTATCATTAAATGATTTATGAAAGACATAAGTATTAATTACTTTACGATTGCCTCTAGGTTTAATTGGATAGTACATTTTTTTTCCTCCTTTTATAAAGTTGTTCAAGTGTTTGCATAGAAATCGAATTGACTTCTTGTATATGATTATCCCATATACGAATCTCAGTAATTTGCCAAGTCCAACCTGATAAATTATGTTTAGCATATTCTTCTATATGACCATGTGGCATAGAAGAACCAACATTAACTACTCTCCTGTAAGCTAATGGCGAACCTAAGACTGGTACTCTTACATCTTGAAATCTATGAGAATGTCCAAAGACTAAATCACATTGAGTTTCAGTAGCTATCTTTCTTTCTGCATTAACACCACCATACGCCTTACCCATAGCATTTATTGGAACATGAGTAAAATTAACGCCATGAAAATTATACATCTTGCTCATTTCTATATGCTCCCAGTTGAATGATTCCATAACTTCATAGAATCTTTTTTGTAGCATACCAAAAACTGGTGGATTTTTATCTGCGTATTTATGTAATCTATATTCGTGATTACCTTCTAATAAAACTTTCTTAACATTATAATCACCCAATCCTTTATCCAATTCAAACAATGCTTCTTGTAAGCTAAGCATATCTTCTTCATATAAAGGTTTAGTAACTTTAGCAGTATAAGTATCATCAGGAAGAAAATGACAAAGAGAATCAAAAGAAGATAAGTCTCCAATATGAATAATAATATCAGGTTTTAAAATAGCAGCGTGTTTACCAATCCAATAAAATCTCTCCTTACTAATCTTAGGAGAATCATGACTATCACCTATAACTAAAGCAATTTTTTTATTAATGCCTGTCATCTACTTTCTTGGTTTTTTCGTAGGAGCGAGCGAATCCTAAACCGAGCATACCAAGAATAACTGGATATAATTCATTTAAAGAAATATTAGGTAATGTAATATCTAGTTGAGCAAAAGCTATATACCATTCCATACAAGGAGCTACGATAAAATTAAAAGCTAAAGCACTTGCAGATATCCACCCTATAAATGGGCGCCAACCAGCAACAAATAAACTTTTATGTTTAGCTTCAGCTATATTTACTTCTATCTGTTTTTCTTTTAGCTTTGCATCTATCTCAGCTAGTGTTCGCTGTGCTATTTTTTTTTCTTCATCTGATTCGTAGAGTTCATCTACTACTTTTAATCCAGTAGCTAAGATAGATTTACTAATCTTACCTCCACCTACTAAGCTACCTAATAAACCTAAAACCATATTACCTCACATTATTATAGAAAAGATGATTACCAATAGTTACGACAGGTGTCAAACCCTTGGACCATTTCGGTTTAATACTTGAAGTATGGTAGTGTGTTGAACCTTTAGTATTATCTTTAAATTCATTGTTTAAAATTTGCTCAGCAGTTTTCAATAGCTTAGCAAAAGTCTTATTCCGTTTGTCGAGTGATGAGATAGTTTTAAAATTTGGGTCATTATGATTCCAGCAACTAAATTGCCATGCTTTGAGGCAAACATCTTTTATAGTTTTACCATACCAAGTTTTCTTTTTAACTCTATTCTTAATAACATTACCTACTGCTATTATACCTTCTTCACCTTCTCCTCTTGCTTCACCATATAAAGTCTTTGCCATAATATCTACAGCTTCTTTATCTATCATATTAAATCCTCCTTAATTGTATGTATTATTTCTTCGTAGATTATTTTAATTTTTGGTGGTTGATATTCTATAGAAACGATATCACCTTTATCAGTTTTATTTACTATCCAATTAGGGTGAGGTTCCATATGAATACTTGGTTTGGTACTAGAAGTACCTTCGTCAGTTATTCTATCGCCATTATATATTTTATAACGCCAAGTCATATAAGATTATAACAATAGTATTAGGTTTTGTCTATGTTCTAGTAAGTTTTAATCCTTTTATAGGGAAAGATTCAAACTCTAAACAATGAGCATCAGTAACTACTTCTAATTTATAAGCATCTGATTTTTTTTCATAATAGTTAAAGTAATCAGCTAAAGCATTGACACATTCTTCTTCTGTTTTATATATTATTGTTTGATATTTAACTGAAGGATAATTTATACCAGAAATAAACATTATCATTAACCATATCTTAATCATTCTTTTTCTTTTTCTTATTTTTTATTTTCTTTAAATCTTTTGTTAGCATTTCTATTTGAGTTTTCATTTTAGCTACTTCAATAGAAAGGTTAAATGTTTGATTAAGATTCCAAGTACCAAGACCAATTAAAACTGCAGCTACTATTGATATAATAATTTTTTCCATATTAATCCCATTCAAAATGTTGAGTGATACTAGCACTACGCTTACCTTTATCATCTGTTTTAGCAGTTACAGAAGTTTTATGAGGAGTACACGCTTGTAGATACCATATAAAACATAAAGAAAACATAATTCTAATCACCATACTTATCTTCTAATATTTTTTTAATTTTAAGATTACCTTCTGAATCAGGTTCTAATTCTGCTAATACTTCGCCACAAGCATAACGAATAACATTACTTCTGTTATCAGAAAGATTTCTTTCAGCCTCACGCTTTAACTTTAAGCAGTCTGACATACCAGCAGTTAGCATATGCCCATCTAAACTGTTATTAACAAACATGCAAAGTGCAAATACTAGCTTAGTGACTACCATTATTTCTTACCTTATCTTTTAAATCTTCAACATCTGTCTGCAGCTTATCTACTTGCTTTTTTAAAAAATCTATATTTACTCTATTGTTCATCATACTTTCCATTTCAGTAGTTACCTTTTCTAATTGTGCAGCTGTAAACTCTAAGAGCATATACTGTTCTTGGTCTATTGGTTTTTGGTCAGCTGCTTTTAATAAATCTGCTTCAAACAAAGTTGCTCTTGTTTCAATATTATTTAATCTTTCAATAATACCAAAGTATGCCCATACAGCAGTAGCTACTGCTCCTAATAATCCAATAAGATTTTTAAGAGGTAAGCCTATTTCTGTTTTATCGGATATTGAAGTCATTTATGCACCACATGAATCGCAATTATCTTCACAGATACAATCATCACAGCCACATTCAGGACAAGGTTTTATCTTGCTGTACATGGTACTCCCTCACTAGATACAAAAGGATGTTCTGCAAATGCCATGTAGACATGTGTTCCACCATCTGCGTTTAAATGTGAAAAGTCTTGTCTTAATTTAAAACCATTACTTAAAATATCAAAATAAGAATCAGTTGCATCTCCAGATGTATCTTCTGCATCACTACTGTTAGCAACTAAATGTGCTTTATTAACATTATTTGGCGACCTTTTACTATCTGCTATGTACCAATTTTTTGCGGTATCAGTTCTTTTAATCATTATCCAAGCGGGTTTAAACCCACAGAACACCATAGGCCCATCTGCATTGCCTGTACCAGTGAAACGGCCAAATTTACTGTAGCCTTGTACTGAATTAAAAACATATGCTACAAAATTATAGCTACCTCCGCCAGACCTATCATCAGTAGATACTCCAAAAGTTGTAGTTGTTGGTGCTTGGTCATTCCAATATTCAGTAGAATCATTAGTCGCATTAGTTAAATTTAATGCTAAACCATCTGTCTCTGGTGCTGAAGTATTAGCCCCGTGATACACTGCCCAACCTTCATCTTTACCTCTGTTTTTAATAAGTATGCATTCTGGTTTTACTCCTAACCCGTGAGCTATAGTTGCGGCAGTACCATTACCTGTATAAGTAACAATAGAAAATCCTGCTGTCGTATTTGCTTGATAAACTGAATCTAAACTACCTACACTTGTTTCTGAAGCGTCATTCTCAGTTGTTGTTCCACCATTAGCTTTCCATTGCCAAGATACTACAGTATCAGTATTAGTATTTAATCGTGAATCAGCACCTATTTCAATCCCATCACTTTCAAATCCTTGTAAAGTATCAGCATTAGTAGTTTCGGTATCGGACCCATTTGCCCTCATATATTTTCCTGTACCTCTAGTTGAATCAAATAATAGATGGTCATTAGTAGTTCCTCTTGATTTAATCCAAACAAAATCTGGTTGTAAATCTGAATTACCTGTATTAGTTATTGACCTATC